TTATTACGATATGCACCAAGTAATTGGAGCAGCTTTACAGTGTGTAAGAAATGAGTTAGATTAAACACCTAGAACTATTACCAGTTGCTATTTAGAAATGTGATTGATAATTCCTTGACTACCTAATGTAGTTGAGGTATTTTTGATATTATTCATATTTTTGCAAACCTATTGTTTAAAAAATAATTTTCAAAAATTCAGAAAATTGTATTGACAGGAGTTGAAAAAGGGGCTATAATGAATAAAAAAATAAAGGAGAATACTATGAAAACAAGGAAAGTATTGGCTCTTGCGGGAGTAACTTTATTAGCAGCAGGTGTCTTAGCTGCCTGTGCTGGTGGTTCAGCTACTAAAAAAGGTGAGCAGACCTTTGCATTTACATACGAGACACATCCAGATAATCTCAACTATTTGACAACTGGTAAGGCAGCAACTGCCGACATTACTAGTAATGTGATTGATGGATTGCTTGAAAATGATAAATACGGGAACCTTATTCCCTCAATGGCAGAGGATTGGTCAGTTTCTAAGGATGGCTTGACTTATACTTATAAGATTCGTCAGGATGCCAAGTGGTATACATCTGAGGGAGAAGAGTATGCTCCTGTTAAGGCTCAAGATTTTGTAACAGGTCTTAAATATGCGGCAGATAAGAAATCTGAAGCCCTTTACTTGGTACAGGATTCGATTAAAGGTTTGGATGCCTACGCTAAAGGGGAAAATAAAGATTTTTCTCAAGTTGGGATTAAAGCACTTGATGATCAAACAGTTCAATACACATTGAACAAACCTGAAAGTTTTTGGAATTCTAAAACAACAATGGGTGTCTTAGCACCAGTTAATGAAGAGTTTTTAAACTCTAAAGGAGATGATTTTGGGAAAGCAACAGATCCAAGCAGTATCCTTTATAACGGACCTTTCTTGTTGAAATCATTGGTCGCTAAATCTTCAGTAGAATTTGAAAAGAATCCAAACTACTGGGATAAGGACAATGTTCACATTGATAAGGTAAAACTTTCATTCTGGGATGGTCAAGATACAGGAAAACTTGCAGAAAACTTCAAAGATGGAAGCTTTACAATGGCTCGTCTCTTCCCGACAAGCGCAAGTTATCCTGAACTTGAAAAAGAGTTTAAAGACAACATCGTTTATACACCACAAGATTCTACTACTTATTTAGTAGGTACTAATATTGATCGCCAGTCTTATAAGTACACTTCTAAGACTACAGATGAACAAAAGACTTCAACCAAGAAAGCTCTTCTAAACAAAGATTTCCGTCAAGCCCTTGCCTTTGGTTTTGATAGAAAAGCCTATGCTTCTCAAGTGAATGGTGCGAATGGGGCAACTAAACTGCTTCGTAACTTGTTTGTTCCTCCTACATTTGTACAGGCAGATGGAAAGAACTTTGGCGAAATGGTCAAAGACAAATTGGTGACTTATGGTGACGAATGGAGCAACGTGAACTTGGATGATGCTCAGGATGGACTCTACAATCCTGAAAAAGCGAAAGCAGAGTTTGCTAAAGCTAAGACAGCTCTCCAAGCAGAAGGCGTTCAATTCCCAATCCACTTGGATATGCCAGTTGACCAAACCAATACAACAAAAGTTCAACGTGTCCAATCTTTTAAACAATCACTTGAAGAAACATTAGGAACTGACAATGTCGTCATTGATATCCAACAACTTCAAAAAGATGAAGTCTTAAATCTAGTAAACAAACTAGACGAACCAGAAGCAGGTCACGCAGACAAAGCGCCACGCTACGTAAAGAACGTACTAGCACGATTGCGAGAATTGCCATTGCATGACCGTGAAGTTTGGCTAAATGCTATCATAGGTGAATTTGAGCAAGATTTTAGTCATGAAAAATGGCGTGAGGGTTATGAGCAAGGCAAGTTCGAGGGGGGCAATGATACCTTACGACGAACCAGAAAAAGCCAAAGTTCCGCAGTTTGTGGCGGATTGGATTGAGGAGGCTAAAAAATCTTGTGAAACAGTAGTTGAATTTTTTGGTTATAAGTTCTCGAATATTGAAATGATTAAATACCTTAAAAATAAAGAACGAATTAATTTGGTTGCTCGAGCTTGGCTGGATGGCTACGAGGTCGAGAAAGAGAAGAAATACAAAATTACACTTCTAAACCGAAACGACGGGGACTTATATCTCATCAACCAAAATGCTGACTTAGCAGATAAATACGGACATTTTTCTCCCGTAGTACTACTTTTTACAAAAGGGACTAATTTCTCAGAAAAGTGCTATAAACTCACGAAAAAGGAAGTGGTTTTGAATGACTTTGGCTGGGTATTCGATTGCCCAGGAATCAAGATCGAGGAGGTGAAAGATGAGTGACTTTCTAAAAGGTATTGGAGCAGTAACATTGATGTTATCAACAGCTGCAGTCGTTTTTCTTGCTATTTGCGGGCTTATTGAATGGTATTTTACATGGGTATTTTCAATTTTTCCAATCAAACCTTATTTAATACCAGTTTTGTTAGTGCATTCTTTCCTTTTTGGAGGGTTGGTATTCCTTGTAGGAAGTTTAGTTGAACTAATCGGCAAAAGGAAATCTAAAAGATAAAATCAAGGAGGTCACAGATTGAAACGAAGAAAAAGCATATCTAAAGCCACTAGACAAAAAGTTTTGGATAAATACGGTGGTCACTGTGCATATTGTGGCAAGATTTTGGATTTGAAAACTTTGAGAGTGGATCATTTGCATCCTCACTATCGAGGTGGAGAAGATAGTTTTGAAAACTATATGCCTGCTTGTTATCAATGTAATTTCTACAAATCTACTCTTCTGTTAGATGAATTCAGAGAGCAGATGTCTACCTTGCACGAGAGAATCAGTAAGCCATTTATAGCAAGACTTGGGTTAGATTATGGAATCATCAAAATCGAACCATTCAACGGAAAATTTTATTTCGAGGAGGTAACATGAGACGATTCATAGCAATCTGGATTCTTCTATCTGCTGGATTGAATATCTGGCAGATGGGCAGGATTGCAGAACTAGAAGAAAAGCGCCCGATTGTAATCTACAAAGCAGATAACAAAGGCGCAGAAATTAAAGGTAAAGTCGTCCACAAGGAGAAAATTGGCGACATGCACACAATCACTATTAAAAATTATGGCATTTTCGTAGTCACGCAAACAAGCTACGAATCTTTAAGGATTGGAGACGAGGTGAGATTATGAAACTCAAATTTAGAGCGTGGTATGTGTTGGCAGAAGAAATGATTGACGAAATACTGATGATTTCATTCGTTAGAAAAGAAATCATAGGGAAGTTTAGCGACGGTTCTACATCGGTTCCGTTAAAGTTTGAAGATAAGCGAAATGGAGAAGATGTTGTCCTCATGCAATCAACAGGACTTTTTGACATAAATGGCAAGGAAGTGTTCGTCGGTGACATCGTTAAATGTACAAGAGGATGTCTCCATGAAGTGTATTTAGAAAAAGAATACGGTGGTACATTCATAGGCGGCATGCCTGCAGTTTATCTAAAAGGATTGAGTGAAGGATATGCGTGGACCGGATATGAGGAAATCATCGGCAACGTCTATGAAAACAAGGAACTTTTGGAGGAGAAGGAGTGAGATATTTTAAAATCCTATGTATTGTTTTATTCGCATCCTTACTCGTAGCATGTCACCAGATTTCGAGTGGGACAGTGGTAGATAAGTACATTGATGAACCTCACACAACGTTCATACCTGTTATGAATGGTAAAAGTTCGGTACTTGTGCCAACCAGAACCAAAAGAAAATATATTCTGGTCGTTTCAGGATATGCAGGTAATAAGCAAGTTGAAGAAACATTTGAAGTGACAGCTGAGGAATACAAATACTATGAAATTGGCAATACTTTTATACAAGATGCCGTTTTAGAGAATAAGGAAGGGGATAAACAATGAGACCAAAAAGATATCCGTATTCAGGAAAAATAAAAAAGCAAGAAAAGCCTTCTGATGTGACTTTACCCGATTTAGTCGTTTTACCTAACGTTTCTTTTAGAAAAGAACTAATCAAACATGTCTACACGGTCACTAGATATCATGATGGCTGTACAATCATTCGTTTCAGAATTCCAAGATTTTTAGGAGCATACGATGAGCAAAGGGTCGAAGTAAAACTTAGCTATGAGGAAACCCTCAAGATACTAAATAGCTATTAAAACAAAAAAGCCAAGACACTCTCTGTCTCAGCTAATAGTTATCGCACAGACTATTATATCACAAAGGAGATAGAGAGTGAAGGCTAAAGAGCTCTTGAAAGAGTTGCAGGATCTGGACATGGACATCCAAAGTCGTATAGATGAAATCAATGAGCTTGAGGCAGGTTTGCTCTCAAGCCCTAAGTGGTCAGATGTCAAAGTCCAAGGCGGACAGACTAGAAAAGTTGACGATGTCTATACTCAGCTTGTAGTGATGAAAGAGGCTATAGAACAGGATACCAAGGAAGTTATTAACAGAAAGCTTGAATTAGGTAGAATGATCAATAGGCTTAAAAATCCAAAAAGCAGGTCTGTCCTTAGAATGACTTACATTACTAAGACCTACATTGAGGATATTTGCGACAATTTGAGAATAAGTAAGGCAACTTATTACAGATTACGCAAACAGGCTGAGTCTGAACTAGAGGAGACTATTATAGACAAAGTGAGCTAAAGTGAGTGCGCATGAAGTCTAAAATCTGTTAAAATGGTAGTATCAAGAATTAAAGCAAAGGCACCTTAGGCAACGACCTAGAAAAGCTTCTGAAAAACTGCTGGCTTGGGTTACCAGTGGCGATAGAGTAGGATGTTTTAATATCGCAAAAAAGACTACAAAAAATAAAAAAGAAAAAAGTAATTTCTAATTAACACCGCAAGTCTGTAGTCTGCTTGCACCAAGTCACTCTTTGAGTGGCTTTTTATTTTGTCGGAAAGGAGGTAGTCCGGTGAGTGGATAAATTAACCCCAAAACAAGAGCTATTTGTCCAAGGGATAATCTCCGGACTATCTCAAAGACAAGCGTATAGACAAGCCTATCCATCGGCGAAAGGATGGCTAGATAGTAGTGTAGATAGCAAAGCAGCCGTCTTACTTCAAAATGTAAAGGTTTTGTCAAGGTATCGTGAGTTGCTAAAACAGTTCTCAAACATGTCTCTATGGTCCAGAGAGCAGGCTTTTAATGAGTATGAATGGCTCAAGAACAAGGCAAGAGCTAGTATTGAACAAGATGGGATAAGGCAAGCTAATTCTAACGCTTTTCTTTCGGCTTTGGATGGCATGAATAACATGGCTTGGAAAGACTTTGAATTGACAGACGATAAAATCAGACAAGAGATTGAATTGCTCAAGATCAAGATTGAAAGCAACCAAGGCTCCAAGTCTGATACTACTCTCATGGAAGCTCTGTTGAATGCCGTGAAGGGTGGTGATGAGGTTGAAGATTGATTTTTCAAACAAACAACTCAACATCATTCGTAGACCGTTCAACTATGAGCTTGAGGTCAACGAGGGCACCCCCCGAAGTGGTAAGACAACCGCTGGTCATTTTAGGTATGCAAGATACTTGATTGAGTCACCAGACGAAAACCATTTGATAGCTGCATACAACCAAGAGCAAGCCTACCGTCTTTTTATTGACGGTGACGGTACAGGTCTAATGCATATCTTCGACGGCAATTGCAAAATCAAGCATGATGAGCACGGAGACCACCTCTTAATCGATACACCAAGCGGCACTAAACGGGTTTACTATAAAGGGGGCGGTAAAGCGAATAGTGTGGGTGCTATCACTGGTATGTCTCTAGGCTCGGTAGTCTTTTGTGAGATAAACCTACTGAATATGGATTTTATCCAGGAAGCATTCAGGCGGACGTGGGCTGCTAAACTACGCTATCATCTAGCTGACCTTAACCCTCCAGCTCCACAACATCCAGTTATTAAGGATGTCTTTGATGTCCAAAATACACGCTGGACGCATTGGACCATGGATGACAATCCGA